ACAAACGGCCCGACGTTGCACACGCTGCCCGGATACGGACAGCCGCGCGATGTTTCGACTTTGTCGAACTGGAAGATCAGCGGAGAGCCAACGTAACTCATCCGCACGATGCCGCGCTCGCACAGCACCGTGCCAAACTCGCCGCCAACCACGCCCGTCACGTTGCCGAGGTCACTGATGTCCTGCACATCGGCCTGGCTTGTTCCGACCGTCCACGCAGTCGCGTCGTCTATGCCACTCCAGCGGATACGGCGCGGGTAAGTCGTCGCGCCATAGGTGACGTAGCCGGTGACTACGAAATCACGCACGACCGCGAGATAGCGTGCCGCGGGAGAACCCGTGAGGTCGGCGAACAGCGACGATGTGCCGATCTCGTAGCTTTGCAGGATGTCGTTGGTGCCGTGCGCCGCAATCACGCGATCTCCGAACTGCACGAACCTCCAACGATCAGTGGAGCCTAGCGTGTAGTTGCCCGCCTTCGACTTATTGTCCAGCGCAGTTGTTGCGCTGTTGTAGAGATAGAGCTTGGCCTCATCTCCCGCGAACAGGTTGTTCGTTGCGTCCGATCCCTTCGCGGCATAGATGCCGCGCAGGTATGCGTCAGCCGCGCCGCTGTAATCCGACATGGCTTTGAAGGACTTATAGCCCGCAGCCACGGGCACCACGTTGCTCGCGAGTGTGACGCCGGGGTTGTTGTAGCTTGGCTGGTCTGGCAGCCACTCGCCAAACTTATTCATTGCAAAGCCCAAGTCTGAGCGCCCGCTGTCTGCTCGGTCCAGGTGTCGCTACCCGCCGCAATCACGGCCCAACTTTCGCCAAGCGCATAGCTTGTTGTCGTCGTCGTGAATGTAAGGCTTGCCGAGCCAGCCGCATCCATGACTGCAAATGCATCGCCAGTTGTCGTCGCGAGAACAGACACGGCGTCTCCAGACATCGTAACAAGCGAGAACGCCTGGCCGGTGACTGTGAACGTCGCGCTTGCCGAACCGCTCGGCAGTTGAATGCGCAGTACCGCGCCGCTCGTTGCAAACGCTGGCGAGATGCTGCCAGATGCCAGCGCGACCCTATTCGCAGAACCCGTCGTCGTCGTCGCAAGCGCGGCGGTCCCCGCCACGTCGAAAACACCAAAGGCCGAACCGCTCGGCGTGAACGCGCTGCTGTCGCTCGCCTCTGCGTAGCGCAGCGCGCTTGTCGTCCATATTGCGTTGTCGAGACTGTAAGCGAGGCTGTCGAGCGTGCCCCAAGCGTCTAGGTCGTCGAGGCTCGGGCCAACAATATCGGCGGGCATTTATTAGTCGAGGCTAATCGTGATCGAGCCAGACGCGACCTTCAAGATATCGTTGGTCGCAATAGTCTTCGACGCCGTAAACGATCCATGAAACAGCAAGTTGCCGCTCGTGGACGCATCGTAGATGCCCCAGTGACTGACTGTGCCCCACGAGCCTGTCGCGGCGTCAAACTCCACCGCAGCGTTCGTTGCAGCGGAGCCGCTACTGGCGGCAGCGAACGTCATTGCCTTGCGGCTGTAATTAGATCCACTGAGTTCAGTGCCGCTGTTGTCGTCAGCGAAAGACCCCGTTGAGAGAGCGAGATAGAGGCCAGACGGCTGCGTGAACGCGGTCCCGCCAAGCGTGTGATCGAGGAGTTTGTTCTCCAAATAGTTCGAAGCGCTCATCGCGTATACTCTCCGTAGAATGTAGCTTTCATCTCAAGCCCGCCCGATGGATGCCGTGCGGCTTCCTCGCTGCGGTTGATTTCGTCCATCGCGACAGTCGTCAGGCCGTCAAAATATGACGCGCGCTGCTCGTCCATCAGGTAGCGATAGGCGGCGGCGAGCGTCGAGTACAGATAGGCATCTGGATATCGCGTCAGCACGGTGTTCGTCGTGTTGCTGCCCGAAAGCGCGGCAAGACCCTCGGCGTACACGAGTTCGATCGTGTAGGTCGTGTCAGGAATCGGGCGCACCGCGATCTCGCTACCCATGACCGTGTACGCGCGCGGCTTCGCCTGCCCGCTGTTAGGGTAGGCGCTGTAGAGGTCGCTTGGCGTCATATACTCCAGCACGACCCGCGGGTCGGTGTTGAGGCGCACGAGGCGGATGCTGCGCAGATCAGTCGGCAGCGTCACATACTCGTCGCCCGCGCTGGTGGCGGCGGTGGCGCGCTTGTGCGTCGAGCGAGGACTTAGCTCGCGAGACAAGCGAGCCTCTGCGAGATCGATAAAGTCATCGATCGCGGACGTGAGGTCGTCGCGCGCGAGGTGGTTCGCCACCGCCGTCTTGAGGTCGCTGTAGGTTGCGAGTGCCATTGGCTACACACGCCCGCCTGTGGTGCGGAATGCCCTGTTGTCTGGATCGTTGAGCCAGCGCTTCCACGCCTTCATGTTGTCGCGGGGCTGACCAAATCTCTTGAGGAGGTCGTAGTAGATAACGCTCGGGATCTCGGCGATCTTCTGCTGGTGCTTCTGCGTGTTGCCGATCATGTCGCCGCGACGCCATTCTTTTTCTTGCGCCTTTGCGCCCTCCACGATGGGCGTCGTGTCCTGCTCAGTGAGAATAGACAGGCCATCTACATCGTCCGTCAGCCAGGTCTTTTTCTTGGTGATCGGATCGAGCGAAATCAGCTTCTTGTGCATTTGTTCTCCAAGCGAAAAGGGGCGACCGAAGTCGCCCCTCCCCGTCGTCAGGCTCTGCTAGTAGCTGGACTAGCTGGTCGAGAGATCAAACACGGCGCCGTGAGCCTTGGGCGCCTTGTTGATGAGCGTGTACTCGGACACGATCGCGAACTGCGTGTTGTCGCCGGTCGGCGCAACGTCGCTCACCGAGAACATGCGACCCGGCAGGTGACCGATCGAGTAGTAGTCACTGTCGAGCAGGAAGATGCGATCGTTCGCGATGAAGCGATCGATGACGACGTTCAACTGGCCGAAGTCGGTCAGGTAAAGCGACACGCCACCGATGATCGCAATCTCGCGCGGTGCGGTGTACTGCAACTGCGCAGTCGCCACCGACCCGGACGAAAGGTCCGAGAACGCAACCTTGTTCGCCGGCGATACGACCATCATGTCGGGCTGCCCACCATCGGTGTAGCAATCCTCCATGACCGAGTCGATCTTCGCGAGCGTGAGCGCGGCGTTGGTGCCAGCACCGTCAGAGGTGTCGGTGCCATCGCCGGTCGCCGTAGTGGACGGAGCCACGAGGGACACGTTCGTCATCCACGCCGGCAACGCCGCACTCTTGCGCGGGTCGCTCGACGCACGGGCTTGGTCAACAGTGAGCGACTTTTCAATGTCGCGGCGCTGCTCAATGCCTTTGATGACCTTGACGTAAGCAGTCTCGCGATCGCGGCCTGCCTTGTCGACCGAGTCGAGAGTGTTCGAAACGCTCGCAGCCTGCACCGCGATCTGGTGGTAGTTCCCCAGCCGCGTTGTCGCTGTCGGGTTGACATACGAGTAGGACGCACCTTCCGCGGCGTAGTTAGTTGCGGATGCGGCGGCAAGTTCCTGTACCTGCCAGTCATGGAAAACGCCCTTCGTAACTTCCTTCTTGGCGTTGGAGACGATCGGCGTCTCGTCGGGGTCGATGCGCGAAATGCTAGGTTTTGTTGAGTAGATATTCGACAGCGCTATCGACGCTGCCTTTCTTTGCGAAACGCTCAAAAGCCTTTCGCTGAGTTTCAGAGGCGACTTGCTTTCGTGTCTTCGGCTGCCCGCCCTTGACCATCTTCTTGGCCGCGGCGACTTTCTTCTTCACAGCAGGAACCTGTGTCTTCAGCAGCTCATCGTAGAGATGAGCCTTGCGCAGTATCTCGATCGCTCGGCTGTCGCTGGCCTGCGACAACTCGGCATCCGAGAACCCCACACGTTTGGCGTAGGTAACGATGGCCTCTTGTTCCTTGCGCCGAACATCGGGATCGCGCCATTCAGGGATGCGGTCAAGCAACCGCACGTTTTCCTCTTGCACCTTATGCGCAAACAACTGCTGCTGCTCGGCGGCTATCCGCCGCATCGCTTCAGCACGTTCAAGCTGTGCAAGTTTCTCCTGCTGGTAAGCAAAAGGGTCTTCCTCTTGCATCTTCTGAAGATCAGCCTCAGACATTTGCTGCGCCTGCAAGGTGGCAGCAATCTGTTGCAAACCTTGAGCGTAGCGTTCACGCTCTTGCGCAACCGCCGTCTGCTCGGCCTCGACCTGCTTTCGCTGGTCGGCGGCCTCGGATAGGCGCTTCTGCGCGGCAGATTCAAGCTGGTAGGATTTCACCAGGTCGTCGAGAGTAACGTCCTGCTCAAGCCCGTCCACCTTGACAGTGTAAAGAGTGTCAGCCTCCTCGGCCTCGACTTCCTCTACCGCGTCGTCATCATCCGCAGCGTCGTCGGCTTGGGCGACATCGTCACCGGCCTCATCTTCCACGGCGTCATCCGACGCAACTGCTTCGACCTCGTCGGTTTCAGCTTCCGGCTCCTCGGTCGCTTCGCTTGCCTGCTCGACAGGGGCTACCGCTTTTCCCAGGAGTGCCTCGACAGCGTCAGCCGTCGAGAACCTGCCAGTGCCCGAAGGCATCCCGGCTTCGTTCATGTGTCACCTTTATTTGCTTGTTTGATGCAACTGGCGCTCGGCCAGCTTGCCTGTCTCCACGACAGTCGTGAGGTGCTGCTTCACCGCGCGAAGCGACTTCAGCAACACAAACAGATGCTCGCGCCCGTCGACGTCACGCGCCGGGCTTTCAGCCCAAGCGGTCGTGTACTGGGCTTCGAGAGTGTCAAATGCCTCGATCAACAGATCGTTGCGCAGGAGCGCCGCAGCCTTTGCGCCGCGATCAGCCTCCTCCCGCAGTTTGCCAGGGTTCATGCGAGCGGCACGAACCCTTGCCGGCCAAGCAGGTCAACCGCTGGCGGCGTCTGGTAGATCGCGGGCCGCATCGCGTAAGAGCGCGTGAACGCATCGTTTAGCGCAGCGAAATCTGCAAATCCCGCAGGCGCTGCGTCCAGCAGCGTGCGGCGATAGTACGGCTGCGCCGTAGCGTAGACCTGGCTGGCGGTCGGCGCGGCCACAACGACAGGCGTTACCTCTGGCTGTGGCGCCGGCAATTGTGGCTGCGCGGCAGCAATATCCTCTTCCGAAGGTGTGCTGACCACATCGCCGGGGAAGTCGCCGAAGGTGTTGTCGGGTACTACCCCGTTTCCTTGCGCCATGAGGCCTCGCGCAGCGTGACCGAAACCATAGGGTAAGTTCCCTAAGATAGTTTCCGCGACCAAAGCGTTGCCGCTTGGATCGCGCGCAATTGCTGGGCCGTGTCTACTGAGGCCGTAATAGTCGCCAAAGATTGGGTCGAAAGTTACCGGGCCGATTGGCGAACCCGCCGCAATGCCATGAGCGTATGGATTGTAGTCTGAACGACTCGTTTGCATCCCAAGCGGTGTGCTTCCGCCGCTTGTCTGGGTGAGTGCCATGACATCTTGGTTAGATTGTTCAGCTTCAGCCGCGCCAATCGTTGCTTGATCCGCCTGGTTTGCAAATTCGTTGTACCCGAGTGGCGCAAGGCTGTCGTAGGTTTCCATGCCCTGCACAGTCGGACTGACAGATGCATCGGTGCCCGGCACCGTAATCCCGCCGTAAGCATCAAAGCTCGCCGGATCAACGCCCAGGCCGATACCAAGCGACGCGACGTCGCCACCACCAAAACTCATCTCTATGCCCTCGGCAGATTGGCGCTTACAGGATTGCCAAGCTGCACGCTCTGCGCCCGCAGCGCCAACTCAGCTTCCAACTCCTGCTTGCGCAGTTCGAAATCGAGCCGCATTTCTTCCTGCTTCAGCGCGATCTCGGCCTGCATCTTCTCGCGCTTCAGCGCGATCTCGGCCTCGGCCTGCTGCCGCGCTGGGTCAGGCGCCTGCTGTTGCTGCTGCGCCTGCTGCGCCATCGCCATCTCCAACTGCGGCCCGCTGTTGAAGAATTGCGACGTATCTCGGAACCCGGCCATCTCGGCGATACGCTTCAGCGTGTTGACATATTGACCCACGCTGACGACCGGGTTGGTGACGCCAAGCTGCTGAAGCAACTGCTCCTGCTTGCCCGCGATCTGCACAAGCATCGCCAGACGCTCCTCGTCACGCCCGT